CGTAAACTACAACTATACATAAAAGGTCAAAGAGTTGATTTATTTAAAGATGAAAGTGTATCACTTACTCAAACTATTCAAAATGTAAAAGACATTGCAAAAGTCTTCACGGAATTTACACAAACCTTTTCTGTACCAGCATCAAGTGTAAACAACAAAATATTTGAACACTATTATAACTTTGACATTATTGATGGTTTTGATGCTAGAAACAAAGTAGCTGGAAGAATTGAATTAAATGACTTGCCTTTTAAAACAGGTCTTATAGCTTTACAAGGTGTAGATTTAAAAAACAATCTCGCTCATACTTATAAGATTACATTTTATGGTAATACAGTTAATTTAAAAGATATATTAGGAGCAGACCAATTAGCATCGTTATCGGAATTAAACCAATACTCATTAGAATACAATTACGCAAACGTAAAAGAAAAGTTAGAAATTGGTGCAGCAAATGAACCGTTAATTGCTCCATTGCTTACACATTCAAATAGATTAATTTACGATAGTGGTACAGATAATATAGGAGCAAATAATTTGTATTATAATTCAAGTAGCGATTATGATGCGAATGGGGTTTTGTTTAGTGAATTAAAATTTGCCATAACACTTAAATCAATAATAGATGCAATACAAGCCAAATATACTATTGCAAATGATTACCAATCTTCCATAATATTTTCAAGTGATTTTTTCAACAACGCAACAAATGTAGATTTTAATTATTTGTATATGTGGTTGCATAGAAAAAAAGGTAATGTTGAAACAACAACCGCTCAAGGTGGTTTTTCTTGGTCACCTGTACCTTTAACAATAAACACAGAAACAGGAGAAAGAATTTTATTTGTATCAAATGGTTCTATAACAATAGGTAGTGATTTCATAGGTGGTTTAGGTGAAACTAAATTAAGCATTACACCAGTAGGAAGTAACCCATATAGTGTAAGAGTTTTACAAGATGGCGCAATATATGAGCAAAGAACCAATGTAACTGGGAACCAATTATTTTTTCAAACAGAAGCAGATACTTTGCCATCTGGGACTTATACTTTAGAAATTGCAGCAGATGCAACGGTTAGTTTTGCTGTTGGTAATATTAGTTGGAGATTTGAAACCTACAATAGCGCACCAGATACCGCTGGGGTTGCTTTAGTAAATAATGCTTCAGTATTTAATACTGATTTACAAAATCAATTTACAATAACAGAGCAGATACCTAAAATAAAAATAATAGATTTTTTAACTGCTATTTTTAAGATGTTTAATTTAACCGCTTTTGTTAATGATGTTGGTGTAATAGTGGTTAGAACTTTAGATAGTTATTATGCAGCTAGTACACAAGTTTACAATATAGATAAATACCTAGATACTACAACATCAAAGGTGGATATTGCATTACCTTTTAAGGATATAATTTTCGGGTATAAAGGTTTAGGAACAATATTAGCAGAAAAGTATAATCAAATAAATAACATTGAATGGGGTACTGAAAAATTTGTACTTGGTGGTACAGAATTTACAACACCAACAAAAAGCTATAAAGTAGAGATACCATTTGAGCATATGATGTTTGAAAGATTAGTTGATGCAAACCCCCTGTTGGTGTCACCAGCTAATGAAACAGAAATTTTATATGGTGTTAGTATTGATGATAATTTAGAACCATATATTGGAGAACCTTTGATTTTTTACAGAGAGTTTACACCTTTTGCACCAACACAAACCCCTATTGCTTTTAAAGAAACAGTAGCGGCTGCACCAGTTGAAATAACAACGTATAATATGCCATCAAATAGTTGGAGTATTATTCCAGCAACAAGCACATCAAATATAAATTTTAGTTTTGAAATCAACGAGTACACTTTAAATACAGATTTTCCTGGCACACTATTTAATAATTATTATTTAAATTATATTAAAGATGTATTTAATGAGCAAAGAAGATTAACAAAAGTAACCGCTTACTTACCTATGAAAGTGTTTTACAATCTAGAACTAAATGATTTAATAGAAATAGGTCAAGATAGGTATAAGATTAATTCACTTAAAACAGACTTAACAACTGGTAAAACAGAATTTGAACTACTAAACACAATACTATGATTAAGAATATAATTGACTTACTGCAAGTGGTTGATGGTGATACTGAAAACATAAAGATAGCACAAGGAAAAAATGCTTTACCTAAAAATGTAAAGAATGGAATTAAACTACTTAAAAAACAAATAAAATGGCAATAACAAAAACCATTAATTTAGAAGTAAACACTAAAGATGCCCAAAAGAGTTTAAAGGGTTTAGAGAAAGGTGTTGAAGATGTAAACAAGGAAGTAAAAGATACAAGCAAAACTACTCAACAAATGGGTGGAACACTTGATAAAATTAGTGGCGGTGCAGTTTCTAAATTTGCATCTTTTAAAACTGCCGTTGCTGGTGTTACAACTGGGTTTAAATCTTTAAAATTTGCTATTATTGCTACTGGTATTGGTGCTTTATTAATTGCGGTTACTGCATTAGGTCAAGCATTTACTAGAAGTGAAGAGGGACAAAATAAGTTTGCTAAAATACTAGGTGTTATTGGTAGTGTTACTGGCAACCTTTTAGACTTATTAGCAGATTTAGGTGAGAGTATTATAAGTGTTTTTGAAAACCCTAAACAAGCAATAAAAGACTTTGCTAGTCTAATAAAAGATAACATTACAACTAGGTTTGAGGGGCTGATTAACTTAATACCAAATTTAGGTAAGGCGGTTGAACAACTATTTAAAGGTAACTTTAAAGAAGCAGGAAAGATTGCTGGTGATAGTTTAGGTCAAGTTGTACTAGGTGTTGATAGTATAACAGATAGTGTAAGCGGTGCTATTGAAAGTGTAAAAAAGTTTGGTGAAGAAGTAGCATCAGATGCAGCAGCAGCAGCAAAGATTGCAGACCAAAGAGCAAACGCAGAAAAGGCAGCAAGAAAACTAATTATTGAAAGGGCACAAGCAGAACAAGACATTGCCAGGTTAAGAGAAAAGGCGGTTAATAAAGAAAAGTTTACGGCAAAAGAAAGAATAGAGTTTTTAGAAGAAGCTGGTAAAATTAGTGAAGATTTAGCCGCAAAAGAAACAGCCGTTGCAAAGTTGAGGTTAGAAGCTAAATTAACAGAAAACTCACTAACCAAAAGTAACAAAGATGATTTAAATGAAGCTGCACAATTAGAAGCTAGTGTTATACAATTAGAAACACAAAGGCTTAACTTACAAAAAAGATTAAGTACAGAACTACTTACTGCAAGACGTGAAGCAGCAGCACAAGTAAAGAAAGATGCAAAAGAAGAACCAGTTGTTGTAGATAAAAAACTACAAAAGATATTTGACATACAAAAAGCATTTGTAAAAAAGCAACAAGATTTAGAAGCAGAAACAGAAATACAAAAAATACAATTAGAGAAAGAACGCAAGTTAAAAGAACTAGAAGATTTGGGTGCTCATTTTATAGCTAAAGCACAAGTTGCGGCTTTTTATGAAAACAAAATACAAGGTGTAAAAGATGCTAATGCAGCTGAAGATGAAAAAAATGAAAAAATAAAAAATGCAGCACAATTAAGTATGGTTAAAAACACATTAGGCAATATGTCTACTTTGTTTGATGACCAGAGTGCTGCTGGTAAGGCTACCGCTGCCGCTGCTGCATTAATAAATACATATCAAGGTATAACAGCAGAACTTGCTACAAAGACTGTAACACCTTTTGAGTTTGGGGTTAAAATAGCAAACATAGCTACAACCGCAGCCATTGGTTTTAAGTCTGTAAAAGATATATTAAAAACAACACCTAGTAATGCTAGAGGTGGAACAAACCCAGCTTCTGGGGCTGGAGGTGGTGCACAAATACCACCAGCATTTAATGTAGTAGGTTCAAGTGGAGAAACACAATTAGCAGATGCAATAGGTGGACAAACACAAAGACCTACAAGAGCATTTGTAGTAAGTAATGATGTGACAACTGCACAAGAATTAGACAGAAACATTATTGAGGGTGCATCTATATAAATGCAAAATTAAAAACTAAACACGTTATATATTTATGAAGATAATAGAACTTATTTTAGATGAAGAACAAGATGATATTGGAGTAGAAGCTATCTCAATAGTAGAAAGTCCAGCCATTGAGAGTGATTTTGTTGCTTTAAAGAACCAAGAAATTAAATTAGCAGAAGTAGACAAAGAAAAGAAAATACTAATGGGTGCATTATTAATACCAAATAAGCCTATTTACCGCAGTGGCGCAGAGGGTGAGTATTATATATACTTTTCAAAAGATACGATTGTGAAAGCATCTCAAATGTTCTTACAAAAAGGAAACCAAAGCAATTCAACACTTGAACATTCTGAAGTATTAAGTGGTTTAACATTGGTTGAAAGCTGGTTGGTAGAAGATAAAGTACACGATAAAAGTGTAAAGTATGGAATGGATTTACCGCTAGGAACTTGGATGGGAAGTGTAAAAGTAAACAATGAAGATGTTTGGAATGAGTATGTTAAAACAAATAAAGTTAAGGGTTTTTCTATTGAGGGCTATTTTGCGGATAAAATGGAAACACCTAAAGACAAAACACTAGAGGACTTAATGAGTGAAGATGATATTTTACTTAATAAGATAAAAGATATACTTAATGCAGAGAACTAAAAACAACAAAACATTTATACCTAGTAGAACATCACCTCTTGGGGGTAATCGTGCTTGTTTATGCTGGGACACTAACAAGTATTCTATCTCTTGTTGTGATGGTTCTATGCAAGCACAAGGTATTGGAGTAATAACACGAACAGACTGAAAATGCAAATTTTAATTTAATAACCGTTATATAAATAGTATGAAAGCAAATGAAATGTTAAACGAAATAAAAACACTTCTAAACATCGAGGTTAAACTTGAAGAAATGAAGTTAGAAAATGGTACTGTAGTAAGTGCAGAAGCATTTGAAAAAGGTAAAGAAATCTTCATCGTAACAGATGATGAGAAAATTGCAATGCCAGTAGGTGAGTACATCCTTGAAGATGGAAGATTGGTAGTTGTAGAAGAAGAAGGTGTTATTGCAGATGTTCGTGAAGTATCTGATGAAGTACCAGCCAAAGAAGAAGAAGATGGTGAAGAAATTACAGAAGATTTAAAAGAAGAAGAAAAAATGATGGATGAAGAAAACTATGTAACTAAAGATACTTTTAGAGAAATGGAAGATAAAATCCAAAACCTAGAAGATGCTATTGCAGATTTAAAGTCTGACAAAGTAGAAGCAGAAAAAGAAGAAGAAGTTGAAATGGCTGAAGAAGTTAAAGAAGAACTTTCAGCAGTAAAACCAATCAAACATAATCCAGAAGCAAAAGCACCACAAAAGAAACAAGTGCAATTTGCCAAAGGACAATTTAACACAACACTAGATAGAGTATTAAGCAAATTAAACAAATAAAAATGAATAAAAGAAACGTAAATTTAGCAACAACCACTAACATCACCACTACATATGCTGGAGAAAGTGCTGGTTCTTACATCGCCGCGGCTTTATTGAGTGCATCAACTATTGATGATGGCGGTTTAACAGTAAAGGCAAACATTGCTTTTAAAGAAGTAATTAAGAAACTTGCAACAAATGCTTTAGTAGCATCTGCATCTTGTGATTTTTCACCTACATCTACAATCACATTAACTGAAAGAATAATTGAGCCTAAAGAACTACAAGTAAACTTACAATTATGTAAGTATGACTTCGTAAACGATTGGGAAGCACAATCAATGGGTTATGGTCTTGGTCAAACATTACCTCCAAAATTCACAGACTTTATGATTGCACACGTAGCATCTGAAGTTGCACAGAACACAGAATTTTGTATCTGGCAAGGTGATACAGCAGCAGCAGCTAACAACTCATTTGATGGGTTTGAGAAGCTAATTGCAGCATCAGCAGCAGCGGGAGATATTCCAGCAGCACAACAAGTAGCAGCAGTAGCTGGTGGGTTGTTATCTACAAACATCATTGATGAACTTTCTAAAGTAGTTGATGCAATACCAGCAGCACTATACGGAAAAGAAGATTTATTCTTATACATCGGAAGTAAAGCAGCTAAACTATATGTACAAGCACTAGGTGGTTTTGGAGCAAATGGTTTAGGAGCAAATGGTGTAGCTAATATGGGAACACAATGGTGGAACAACGGAAGCCTAACGGTGAATGGAGTAAAAATCTTTGTATGTCCAGGAATGAGCGACAACAAAATGTACGCAGCACAACGTTCTAACCTTTACTTTGGAACTGGGTTACTAAACTCAACAAATGAGGTTAAGGTTCTAGATATGAGTAATCTTGATGCTAGTAACAATGTGAGAATGGTAATGCGTTTTACAAGTGCAGTACAATTCGGAATTGCATCTGATTTAGTAGAGTACGCATAATTAATTAATTAATCAATTGAAAGGGGTGGGTAGGTAATCTGCTCACCCTTTTTTTTTAAAACATAAAAAACAATGGCTTGTACATTAACAACGGGTAGAAAACTGCCTTGTAAAAGTGCCTTTGGTGGCATTAAAAAAGTTTTATTTGCAGACTTTGGTGCTATTACAGCGGTAACAATAGATGCTACAACAAAAGAAGCAACCTTTACTGGTTCACCAACATTTTATGAGTATGATGTAAAAGGAAATTCTAGTTTAGAAACTACTGTAACAAGTAGCAGAGAAAACGGAACAACATTTTATACTCAAACTTTAAATTTAACACTAACATTTTTAGATGCGCAAACGCAAAATGAGTTACAAACTCTAGCAACTGCACGTCCATATATTGTAGTACAAGATTACTACGGAAACAATTTCC